TAATATAACTATTCCAGGTAGAACAAAAAAAGAATGGTCTAAAGAATATAGTGAAAAAAATAAAGAGAGATTAGCAGAGAAACAAAAAGAATGGCGTGAAGAAAATAAAGATAAAATATTAGAATATAGTGAAAAAAATTATGAAAAAAATAAAGAAAAAATAGCAAAGAAACATAAAGAATATTATGAAAATAATAAAGAGAAAATAGCAAAGCAAATGAAAGAATATCATAAAAAAAATAAAGAGAAATTAGTAGAATATAATAAAGAATGGCGTAAAGATAATAAAGAATATCATAAAGAATATAATAAAATTAAAAATAACTGGATGTCTAGTATGGGTGGGAGACCTGATCTAAATAATATGTCATTACTGAAAATAGACCCATATTTATTTAATTAAATTCTATTACGAATGTTCCCCTATTAATAATAAGATATGAATCATGCGTTTTAGCTTTGTAATAATAGTATTTCCCACCTCTTCGCCATTGGTCTCGATGCTTTAAATAATATTTAGACATATTATCCTTCTATATATTCTTACATAATATTTTATTTTTTAGAAAACGCAAAATAATATCTAAACTATATGTAAAAGATGGAAGACATAGAAAAAGAGTTAGAAGCTAAAAGTATTGAGAGAACTGGTGATGAAATTGTTAAAGAAGTTGAGGAAGTTGTTGTTGATAATGACGATAAACCCGTAATAGATGAACTAGTGGTTGAAGAAAAACAGGAAGAGGTAATAGAGAAAAAACCAGCACCAGCTAAAAAGTCAAAAAAGGTGAGAAGCCAGAAGCAAATAGAGGCTTTTGAAAAGGCACGTAAGAAAAGGGCAGAGATGATTGCGACTAAAAAGAAACTAAAGGAAGAAGAAAAAGTACAAAAAAAAGAAGAAAAGAAACAAGAAAGACTACACCCATCACCTGCACCTAAACCTGTAAAAACACAAGAAGTAGATTTTATTAAACCTATGTCGCAGGGTGCTCCACCTGTTAACAATCAAAGAGAACAGGTTATACAAAATCATTATTATTATTATGGTGTTCCGCCTCCAGAGACTCATAAACCTAAAAAGAAAAAGAAGTCAAAGAGACCAGCTACACCTACGTCTAGTGAAAGTGAAAGCAGTGATGAGGATTATGATCCTCCACCTGTTCAACCAAAAAAAGTAGAACAGCAGTATTACGAGACACCCAGACCTGCTGCTTATAAATTTAGTTATGCTTAAAATATAATTTTATTTTATTATATATATTATAATGACTTCTATAGAAGAACAGGAATACGACAAGAAAATTGTAGTTTCTGCTACAAAGTTTAGCTGTGATGATGTTGATACTACTATACCAAAACCATTACCACAAAAAGGCGGTTTCGCTATTTTAATAGTTGGTCGTCCAGGTTATGGGAAAACAAGTTTAATTAATTCATTAGTCTGTAAATCAGGTAAGAATTTTAATAGAAAGTTTGATAGAGTATACATTTGGTCGCCATCTATGATAACTATGGAGGGAGATCCATATGAGATGATTCCCCAAGACCAGAAGTTTGAGAGTGCTACATTAGAAAATATACAGGGTGTATTAGATGAAATTAAAGATACAGGAGATAAAGTATTATTTATCATGGATGATGTTATTGCAGATATTAGAGGAAAAGGCAAAGGTGAAATAGAAAATTTATTACAAAAAGTATTTTTTAATAGACGACACCTCGCGGGATATGGTGGTAGTGTATCAATTATTGCTACATCACAAACTTATAATAAAATAGACCCAAAAATGAGAAAAACTGCAAGTGCTCTAATCCAATATAAACCACAAAAAAAAGAAATAGAAAATATCTATGATGACATGATAAATTTACCCAAAAAAGAGTTTGCAGATGTATTGAGATACATCTATCAAAAAAAGCATGATTTTATGTTTATAGATACTCAATTACCAGACGATAAACAAATACATAAAAATTTTAATCAATTAATTATAAGAAGTCCAAACATTATGGAATTTGGGATTGAGGATTAACCTCAAAGGAAGTATCTAGGCTTTCTGGTTCTGGTTGTTGCGGAGCTATTGGTTGTTGCGGAGCTATTGGTTCAGGTTCTTCAACGATTTTGTTTACAGCTAAAGGTTGTTGTTGTTTTTTATTTTGACTTTTTAAAGTGCACTCTATTCTATATGGTTTTATTGCTTTTAGACCATTACAAACCAGGGGGCGTCGCACCTCTTTATATTTTCCCTCAAATTTTTTATTAAAAAAATTAATGATATCTAAATCTATATTAGGAGATGATTCTAATAAATTATCATATTCAGCCCTACATATCTTTAAAAAGTCTCTACAAGGTTTTCTCTTCTTATCCTGTAATGATAATTCTATTTCTATAGTCCTACTTAATTTTGACCACGCCAACGCTGATATTCGATGGCCCTCATAAATTTCAGCATATTTTAAGAATGCTAATAAAGTTCCTAGTATACCACAAGCAATATTTAGTGTTCCTACACCAGCAGAGAAACCATGCTGATAATCTACTGGAACATAACTATCAGTTGCAAAATTAGCAGTGCCTGTTAAAGTTGATAAAACAATAATAGGTATTTGTAGATGATGATATTTTTTTTTATATTTTCTCGTTGAGTAATTATGCAGATAACTATAACACATACTTATTTCACCCCATTCACTTAATAATTCCTCTATCTCACAACTCCACTTTTCTATATTTTCAGGTAGTGGTCGTGGTGTAATATTTTCCATATTTTATATATATATAAATATTTTTTTTATTAAGACAAAGTTTCAGCAATAATAATATTATTATTATTTCTTTGACCTCGTCTCGTACACGCAGCGGAAAGATAATATCCTGTTAGATAATATCCTATTGTTGCACCTATCAACATTATAAAATATCCTGATGGGTCTATTGTAATAATACAATTATGTTGTAGTTCAGTTTCAGGTTCTGTTATCATTATATTGTTTACTCTATATATATATAAATATATTTATTGAGACATCCCATTCATGCTAGGATTAGTATCTTCTGGCTCTGGTTCAACCGCTTCGCGATCAGGTTCTAATTCTATTTCTTCTATAGGATCATTATCAACATTATAATCATCAAAATCTGTTAAATCAGCAATAGGTATGAGATAATGCTGTATGCAGTTATATCCTACTAATTTGCACTTGAAAGACATATCAGGTTTTAACTCAATCATTTTAGAGCAATCTGTAAAAACAAATAATAAAAATACTCTATATCCATCATCCATCTTTTGCTGTGCCGCCAAAACCTTTGCAGATGTAATTAGTGTTTCATCATATTTATCACTCGCAATTTTTCTGCCCTTTACCTCAACTATCATCTTTTTCTCCTCGTCACAGAAATCAAAAATATCAAAAATATCGTTTTCATTCCTTAAAAAGTTAGTGTTAAAGTGTTTATTTAGTTTAGGTAATGCCTCATCCTCAATTTTTCGTCCATATTCCCAGAGTTTTTTATTAAAAGGCATTATTATATAATATATACTTTTATTAATAAAAAAAATGAAGATTTCTAAACACAAAATAAAATATAGATTATTTGTATAATGAGTTTCAATCCTGAAGCAGGTAGCGAAGGTGAAAGAAGACGATTACAGCAGTTTCTACTACAGCGTGGTGCAAGATTTGAGCCACAGGATATAGATAGAATAAGATTAATACAAGCACAGAAATTAGCAGGTCAACTCCCTGTATCAGAGAAATTAAAAAAAGAGCAGAAAAAGAAAAAGCGAAAGGCAAGGCGAAAAAAGAATTTAAGAAGTGAGGTTGCGAGAGGGATAAGAGAACAAAAAAGATTTAGGGAAGGTGAAAGGCGTGATAAACCTGAAGAAGAACCTAGAATAGTAGGAGAACCTAGAGTAGTTGGAGGTGTAGATCCTGAAGTAGAAGCACGTAGATTAGATTTACAACAACAAGCATTACAGCAAAGACAAGTACAAGCCATAGCAGATAGACGCTTACAAAGAGAGTT